GTTGCAACTCTTTTACTCCTTAGGTCTTATATATTTTAACTCGAAATCAGGTGAATATCGTTTTTTTACGAAAATGACGGAATACTTAGCAACTAATATAGCGGCCAGAATAGTTAATTTTTTTGGAGAACTATGGGCCCTAGTGGTAGGAAAAATGCCATCGGGAGCGTGGGAGACATCTCATGGAGACTCGTTTATTGTGGTACTCTGGTTCTGTTGTTTTGTAGTCATGCAAGCAAAGAAAGCACCTATGGACATAAGGAAGGAACTCCTACGGCAAGTAGCGACAGCAGCTATGGCATATGCCGTATACGGGGATGACTCAGCACTAGCACAAGATGCAAGCGAAGTGTGGATGTACTGTAATATGCACTTGTTTGCACGGTGGTGTAAAGTGTATCTAGGTGTAACACTGAGAGATATACGCGTTAAAATTTCTTTTTTGTCCGATTTTCTAGGAGGCCAGATAAAGAAAAATGGTTTAGTTTACCTGAAACAGCGGTTCGTGCATAATTATAAGCATGGAGTAGGCAAGCAAGCAAAATATTTACCCATAAGACCCATGGAAGAGTATGTGAGTAAAGCAGTCTGGGGAAGAGAACCAAAATCCCGAGACGTGTTCGATTTTACTCTCTCGATAATGGGACATGCCTATGGAACACATGGATCTAATACTTTCGCGTATATGTGGCTAAAAAATGCTTTTAAACATTGTCTCCCTCATATGGAGGGACAGGGAATATCAATGGCACAGTTGATAGGCCGAGCAGATCCAGATGCTCAAGAAATGAAGAAGTTTAGGTTGGCGGGAATTACCCTAGATACTATAAAGGGAGGTTTTCCTACCATGCAGGATTTGACAGAACGAAATGAGTTCGATGAAGTGTATCACATGGAATCACAGAGTGATGCATTGGAAGAATTAATTCTCTAAAAGAAATAATGTGCCCATGAAATAAAGGACATGTGATTCCTACTAGTTTAGCAATTAAACTAAACTGGAACTAGTAGCACATGTTTTTCCACATGAGATTGAGTAGTGATAAAAAGAAAACACGAACAATTCATGTGCAGTACTTAATAA